TTATATTCTTTCTAGGTGATGCACATCTATCGCACTTGTTACAGTATTGTCAATACCGATAACTGCTCTGTCTCCATCAACCTGGATAACATCATATTCATCATAATAAAGATTAAATGCTCTATCTGTATCATAATCAACATTAAGAAGCACTCTTACCTTATCACCGGCTTTTATATCAGATATGTCAGTTTCAGATTCTTCATTGCTTTCACCATCAGAACTGTCGCCTGCTGATACAATACATCCGTCATTAACCCAGCCTGTTCCATCGTCAATAAGATATGGATTGGAAGCCCAGGGAATAACCCTTGTTATTCTTCCGCTATTAAATCCGGCTGATGGTGTGAGTGCAGCTTCTGATGTAGATGCGGCATATATTGCATTATATTCAACATATTCTCCTATCTCATGCTGCAGCTGCTCTGTATCATCAGCACCGGCATTATTATCTTCATCCGCATTATCATTATCTTCAACACCATCATTCCTGTGATCATACTCATTCGCTTTTGTAAGTCTGTCATAGACTTCATCATACATTATGTCATAATCTACTCTTGTGCCATCATTTAAATAGTAGTCACTAGACTCCTGCGACATAGCGAATTTATCCTCGCATATCTCACCATCATCATTCCAATGTGCTTCCCAGATAAGCGCGCCATGTTCTATAAGCTCATCTACATTCATATAATCGTTTAACCAACTGTGGCTTGCATAGATACCCTTTGCTGTTATGTCACATAATGCATCAAGCCATTCAATTGCAAGCTCCTGTGTATAATGATAATCAATGCCATGTTCTGCCTTATATCCGTCTGCATCCTCTATGTCGAGATATAATCCCATTGTTGGATTACACTTGTTATACCACTCTCTGATGTGCGCAGCTTCGCTTAATGATTCATCATTGTTTCCTGCATACTGATAAATATATAATCCGTATGGGATACCCCTCTTCTCACACTCATCTATATATGTCTGTGCCATGCTGTCGCACTGTCCGCACTCGCTGTCGTCTTCGCTTAAGTCATTGCCATAGGCGCAGCGGATAATCACGTAGTCAAAATTAGTTGCAATGTAATCAAAATCAAGTTCTCCCTGGTGTCTGCTTATGTCTATTCCTTTTTTCATAGTCTTATTCCTCGCTTTCTTTTTATATATTTCCGCTATGTGCGCATAAAAATAGCACACATAGCGATTACTACATGTGCTCATTAGTTAATATATGTTTTATTGTTACTTACCTCTGGTACTGCCTTGTCCTCTGCAAGCTCATCATCATCTGGAAGCTCATCTGTATATTTACTTAGAAACGTCTTTACGTATAACCATAATTTCTTAACAGGTAAACCGCATAATGCCATATTTTTTAATATACTTACAGTTTCATATGCTATATAGAGCAATGCAATAAATCCTGAGATTCCGATACTATTTCCGATATGCTGTCTTATTTCCTCCGGTAGGAATCCAATCATATTAAAACCTGTTATGTAATCTACAATTACAAGTAGCATTATTGATATAACCATTGCACACTTTCTTATTGCGCCATCGATGCCAAAGCAGCTGTTAAACTTGTGTTCTTTAACTGCTCTTAATACTCCAAATATCGTATCAATAATTACTGCTATAATAACTAATTGTATCAACTTATTGTGTGCGGCAGCTACGTATATTTCTCTCATCGTCATCATAATTACTTATCCTCCTATAAACTTTACTGTATCTTTTCTTCACTTATCATAAACGATAAGACTGTCATATCAGCTGCACTCAATGCATCATATCTTGAATCTTCAAGCTTATCAAACTCTGATATATTGATTTTGCTGATATCTTTTAACACATCTGTCTTGGTATCCATAAACTCATTGTACTCATTAGCGAAAGCTGACTGGATTTCTTCTGATATATGGTATTCACCATTATTTATAACAGCTTTTCCAGATTCATCTTTATCAGCATACATTTCTATAAGCTTTATTCGATTGCTCTCGATAATCTTATTCTCTTGCTCAATTCCAGCCATATTCTTAGATATAGCATAAGATATCTTAAATGGCAGCTTTTTTATTGATATGCTGCGTAATTTGTCATATAGCTCACTAATATCTTTAAATGTAAGATTCATTCTGCTCCTCCTTTACTTTACAAGTGATAACGCCTGTATGTAGAACTCGGATATTTCCGCATCACATGTCTTCTTGTTCGCAATGTATAAATCCTTATTCTGGATTGTGAAGCTCACGTGTGGCTCAGCACCTGAATCGGACACATCTGCTGACAGGTATACCACTGGCACTCTCTCCTTATGAGTTGTAGTACTTCCTTCGTAATCTGCTACATCCTGCTCTACATAGCTGTATCCTGACATTGAAATTGTTTTTGTTAAATCTAACATAATTTGTTCCTCCTTAAATTTAAAATATTATAACTTTGCAGCTATCCAGTTGCTTAATTCAACCCATTCACCTCCTGACCAAATATAATAATAATCATAGCAATAACAGCTACCTGTGCTTATATGCATGTCGCCATGCTGTATATAAACTGTTCCATCAAAGAAACCATTTGACCATGCATGGCTACTTGTGCCTAACATTATTGAGCCACCTCCATCAGGTCCAAAATGCCATCCGTGTTTTACTGTTGAACCGTTATAATCAACGCCCAATCTCACATAATATGTAGTTTCTGGTGAAGCATATAATCTTAAATCCTGGTTTGTTGCTTCTAATCTTGCTCCTGTTGCGGTGTTACTTCCGTAAGATTGCGGACCTATTTTCAACACTGATGAAGCGACAATTGTTCCTGCTTTAACACTCCCTCCTGTTGATATACCATTTGGGTCAATTGTAGTGTTCGCTTCTATACCTCCACCCGAGAAAGACATTGTTAGTTTCATAGGTGTTAATTTGAATGCATATTTAGTTGTAATTAAATTAATTCCATACGGAGCAAGTTTAATGGATGAATCCTGATATGATAGTATAATTTTGTTTTCTTCTTTACTCGAAGTGGTTATATTAATACTACCGCCTGTAATTTTTGCATTAGTGCAATTTAAATTAGAACATGTTATTGTTCCATCTGCAGCTATCTTCGTATATGTGGAATCCAGCGTAAAACGATTGGACTTAAGGCTAATGGTATCCGCAGATGCATTTAACATGGCAACAACCTTGTTGTTATCTGTTTTATTAAGTTTAAGTTCCAGTGAAGCAGATGTTGCCTTTGTCTGTTTGTCAAAATCGGTCTGGCTTACTTTTAAGCTTATAGAATCTTTAACCTGCTTGATTGTGGAATCTATTGTAGTTTTAGTATAATAATTGCTGAATTTAACATCTACAGTTGACACCTGCCCATTTGTAGCGAATGAGGAATTGATTGCACTGTATAACTCCGATGAGCTATTCTTGAAATCACGTTTCATCTGCTCAGTTGTAGTGTAGTTATTGAGCTTAGTGTCAATATCTTCAGGAGCTGGTGACCAGTCTGTGGCTTTGTTGCCTTTTTCAATCTTTAGATTCTTAAACTGATACCATACTCCTGTACCACTGTTCATTCCTGTAATGTACAGTAACTGTCCTGTTGAACTAGAAAGTGTTGTGGCTGTTTTAATTATCCATATCAACTTATTCCATTGATTAGCCTTAATTTGTCTATTTACAGCAGTACTACTACCCATGAGATTATCAGTACCATTACCTTGCAGTAAATCTAAGTTCATCACAGTATTCACATTTGATTTAACATCAAATGATACTGTATATACTGTGTTAGGTTCATATTTAGAACGTCCTATGCGTGTATATTCAATGACAGACCATCCTGACTGTGCTGTGGAATTCCTCAGTAGTTTACAAGTTCTGATATTATTTTCTACTATCTCTGATTGTGTATGTCCGCCTGACTTCATTGACCAACCCCATCCAGTTGTTCCCTGATTAGTGGATTCAGCTAAATTTCTTCCGCCAACGCTTATGCCTTCGGGTGTACTTCCTACTGAATATGAATTAGTTACAGTACCGTTTGTATATTTTATGGTTATACGTGTCCATAAATATGGTGCTGCTGCACTTGTGGACGGAACGGATGTACTCCAGGTTCCTGTAGGAGCTGTTGTACCTGACGAAGATACTTGATATGTTACTGCAGTTGATTTAACACCAATTCCTGTAGCACCAGTTTCACCTTTATCCCCTTTTAACCCTTTATCGCCCTTAGCTCCTGTACTACCGGTTTTTGCTACGGCAAATGAAAACTTCTTATTAATCGTGATTCCATCAACACTAACTGGTATTATCGCTTCGCAAGTAGCTGTTATAGTTGCTGTTGTTTTGAATGTTACCGTAGGTACTGCTGTATTATTGTTAGATACTGTAGCTGTTATTCCTGTAGGACAGCTTACGTTACTAACATTTAAGCTTGTACATGATTTCTGACCGCAGAAAGCAACTACCTGTGTTGTGCATGTAAGGCCTGCCGGTGCTCCCGATGTATTTCCTGTAAATGCATATGCTTCGCTTGTAAGTAATACAGAATATGCATCTGTAACATCAATCATTGATATCTGGCTTGATGCTTTAACTGCCATTTTGACTATCACGCTCCTTCCTTTTTATCCTTCAAGCTGACATGTATAAATCTGGGTATTGTTAACATCTGCAGCTGATACATTTATTGCACTTGCTGCTGAAATTAATGACGTTCCTTTATACCATTTGACTGTTCCTAAAGAACCGCATACTCCATTTGTGTTGATTGCCTGTTCAACTCCACCCTTATACACATGAGCCGTCAGAATTGTTGTTCCTGAATTGTTCTTGAATATTGTGCCACTACTCGAAGTGATACTTATAATTATCGCATCTGCTCCGGCTGCGCCTTTATCACCTTTATCTCCTTTATCGCCCTTACTTGATACGTAGGATAGAAGTTGTATGCTAACTGTGTAACCGGATACCGCTGTAACTTTCCATGTGCCAGTATTAGATGAGCCATCAAGATTGGTAAAAGTATCACCTACTACCGGTGTACGATTAAAATCATCTGTAGTGCAATTTACAGTAGCACTAACGATTGTGAATGTACCATTCCAATTTCTTGTCGGTTGAAGTGATTTAAGACCTGTGGTTCCAGTTTCACCTTTAGTACCCATGGAACTTACGCTGAACAACTCCGTTACAGACTTATCAGAATATGTTATAAGTGTTCGCGTCCATAAAAATTGTCCTGCCTTTACACTCGGCATATCTTTTAACCATGCGCCTGTTGGTTTGACTGTTCCACTTGTTCCAACCTGGTATGTCACCTCTGATTTTTCAACAGACACTACAGAATCAACCTTATCGTTAATGTCATTGATAGTATCTTCCACACTCGCGCCTGTACTTGAAAAATTCATACTTTCGGCTGATATTTCAAGCTTATATCTACCTGATGAATCTTTGTAGAATCTCAGATAATTATTGCTGTCGCCGAATGCGAGCTGTCCATCTTTACCAAGATATATACCTCTTGTGGTATTAAGTGCCGATTCCTTTACACCCGAATATATAGCTTCGTCAGTTATGTTAAAACCAGCAATGGTAGCATCAAACGCAACCAAATCATCCACTGCGATCTTTGTAGCTGTGATTGACTTAGCACGAATAATACTACCATTTAAGCTGTTATATTCAGTTTGTTCTGCCTCAACATCCATACCATCGGTGTTAAGTTTGTAATAAAGGCCATCGTCACCCTTTATCACCAATTTTTCAGCAACAATGGTATTTCCCTCTATCAAATCACCTTTTATGGTAACACCTATAAGTTCTCCGGTTATCTGCTGGTCACCAACAACGACATTCTTTATAAGACCTGAATGAGCATAGAAATATTCCATTGCTGCTTTTCCGATATTTGAAAAGTCTATGTTGGCATATTTAATATCTGCTGTCTCTGATTTTAAATAATTATTATATATATTCTGTAACTCATTGTTAATAGATGCAATCGTTTCTGCCTGTACTGTATTAGCCTTAACCCATTCCGCATCAACTTTCTTAGCTATAAGCTCTTTTGCCAACATCAAATCCGAATATATTCTCTTATTCTGCTGTGTTGTTGGTCCTTTGAAGTCTACTTCCTGCTCTGTCTGTGTCTTACCATAAGATGTTATAGTCATAGCAAGACCACCATCATATTCCTGCTGGATGTTCATCACAGGCACCTTGTAGGCATCTTCACCATCTTCCACAGTAATCATATCCCACGGATCCAGGCGAACATCTCCTAATGTCTTAACAGATGCACCCCTGTAACTGAACCCACTAAGCTTCTTAAAGATATTATCAAGCCTGTCCTGTGTCATAAATGGATTATCAAATGTAACACCAAGTATTCCACCGCCAGATGTTAAAGTTGTAGAGTTATCAACATTACATGATAACTTTTCCAGATTATAATTGCTTTCATCTTTCTCAAAGCTCATTATCCTTGTCACATCCAGCTTATAATCCACATCTGAATACCACTTAATAACAATAGTTCCTGTTCTGTCAACACATGCAAAGCCACCTGCCATAGAAGCGATATATCCTATCATTTCCCTGTATGTATATCCCGCAGGCTTTGTTGATATCATTATCGAAGAATCTATATTACTTACATCCACAGGAACACCACAGCCGGCGCTTATCTCATTCAGAACAGATACAGCACTTGCAGGATATGTTAGATTAGATACATATAACCCTGTTGTTTTCATCATTCTGTCATATGCTGTAAATGTCGTTGTTGTCTGGTCATTTGTTGGATGTTCAGCAGTAAAAAAGCCAACTGGAATATACTCATACTTTCCACTTGGCAGCTTCAATCCTATCTCTACCGGTATCTCTGTATTCTCAAACAGCTCATCTATTCTCTTAATGGTTATCTCTATCTTAGCAGCCACAGCTGAACCTAACTGCAGGTATTCTTCACTACTGCTTGATGTTTCATAGCTCAACTTTTTAAAGTTAGCATATATCCACTTATCATTTATCTTAAGTCTGCCTCTGAATGTTCTTGACGGACTTCTTATCATCGTTTTAAATGCATCTGTTACATTGTTATACATAGGCTATTCTCCTATCATTCACACTCTGCTATAAGCACCTTTAAATTCTTTGCAATAGCATAATTAAGCTTTACAGGAAAATGTCCGTTAATCCCCTGTAACTCTACTGCCTTGTTTCTTATATCACTAACCTTTAATGTCTGTTTCATATGCTCTCCTTACTGCTGAATAATCGACACACTTGCACTTCTGTAATAGAAAATACCATCATCAAGCTCCCCTATTACTTCCTTGCTTAGTGTACCTCTGTAACTTGTTATTGTTATATCCTGTCCATCATCATGAAATGTTATTGGGAAGAATCCGGCAACAAGCTTACTCTTAATAAGAACCAGCTCATCTTCCTGAAGAACTCCCCAGGATATAGATAAGGTCTTCTTTTCAGCAACTACATCACCTAACATTGTTCCGTCAAGTGCTCGTCCTGTTGAAGAAGACCATATAATCTCATCATCCACTTTGATGGACACAGGAGCCGGAAGCTCCTGATTGTCACATCTTAGTATCAATTCATCACATCCTTGTTAAGTTATAATCTCACATTTTCCTGTCTGCTTTGTATGCTCGTTAATCTTATCAACTACATACTTCTTAAGGCTCTTTCCATCTAACTGTATATCAAGATTTAATGCTTCCAGTATCTTAAGGATCTGCTTAAGAATACTTATAGCTTCAGCTAACAGTTCAGCACTGGATGCCATAGCTGCTGCCTTCTGTGCCATATCGATAAGCTTATCCTCTGGTGCTACAACTTCTCCCTGGTGTTTATTATCACCAATCATTGCAAGCTGTGGAGTGTTTGGCTTTACATATCCACCTTCTGCAAGGTATGGAATACTGCCAAATCCAACTTCCGGTAAATCAAACCCGAAATGGTCACCACCTATAACCGGTACCCAGTCAGGTACATCAAAGCTTAAAGCATTCACCCTGCGGACTATCCAGTTAATACCACTTTCTAATCCATCAAGCATACCATTTATAAGTCCTATTACCATATTAATAGGTCCTTTGGCTATGTCTGCAATTAAAGAGAATATTCCACCAAAGGCATCCACAATGCCATTCCAGGCTCTTGACCAGTCACCTGAAAATACCCCAGCAATAAAGTCAATCAATCCACCAAATATCTGCTTTACGTCACCAAATATATTAGAAACATTTTTCAAATAAGCATTCATTATATCGCCTATAAAGCCGAAGCTATCTGAAAAATCTATGTTAAAAATATTCTGTAACCAGTTATCAAATGAAGAAAATGCAGACTTTATATCCTGCCATATTCCTTTGAACCAATCACCTGCTTTGCACCATTTATCAGTAATCCAATCCCAACATTTTCCTGCTGCATCCTTAACTACATCCCAATGTTTTACTAATTCGTATATAGCAACTCCTAACGCTGCTAAAGCTATAATAACTAATGTTATAGGACTTGTTAATACAGACATAGCAATACCAAATGCTGTTGTAGCTGCTGTGGCTAACCATGTAGCCGCTGTATGTGCTGCTGTGGCTGCTGTATCTGCTACTTTAGATGCCGTTGATATTCCCCATTGTATGGCCTGAGAAACTAATTCCTTTGTTGCCAATGCCATATTTACAATAAAATCTTTTGCATACATAGCACAAAGCTGAACTGTTTCAAGCTTATCTGCTATCTTAGCTGTTACACAGCCCCAAGTTGCATCCTTAAGTTTACTGAGCAATCCGACAACACCGCCAGCATTCATAAGAAACTCGGCTAAGTCTACCGCTTTCCAAGCTGCTGCAAATGCTCCTATTGTTATCACTATTGCATCAAATGGACCTTGATTATCCTTTATCCAATCAGATATACCATCTAATGCAGATGCCAATCCTTTCAGAACATCAACAATCACTCCACCAGTCCAACTCGCCACAGGCTCAAGGAAATTATCCCAGGCCCACATCCACAATGGCTTCAATGCATCTAACGCGCTATTCAGTACATCTAAACAGCCTGCTAATACATCAAGAAATGCCGGAAGCAAATCTTCTATAGTCCACTTAGCCAAAGGAACAAATATATTGTAATAAGCCCATTCCAATCCAGCGAACAACTTATCTGTTAATGGTTGTGCAGCCCTCTTAAGGTTATCAAGAGATATTATCAGATTATCAAAGGATATTGCTTTAAGTGGCTCTAATGCTTTCTTGACTTTATCTGCCATATCAGATATTGCACTAGAAACATTAGATGTACTTCCACTCACATCGGGTACAAGATCAACTCTTCCGATTCCTGAAGATGTTCCACCTGTACTACCGCTTGAATCAGAACTATCATCTGTTGGCTCTGTCAGCTTATTTATCTGGTCAAATCCTGCAAGGGACTTCTCAATATCCTTTGCTGTCTTCTTAGCTGCATCTCCTATTCCACTTACATTATCTGCAGCACCTCCAGCATCATCTCCTATGCCTGCTATATCAGCACTTATACTTCCCATAGAGGATGATATATCGGCACCTGTAAGCATCTGCACAAAACTGGCAAATCCATCTGCCACTTTCTGCAATCCTGCAAGCAGACTATTAAATCCACGCAGAATAGGTGTAAACAATGCTATGAAGCCTTTACCAAGACTAGCCTTTAACTGCTGAAACGTTAATGTAAGTATTCTTGTCTGGTTCGCCCAGGAGTCCTGTGTCTTAACAAAATCTCCTGTAGCATTGGATAAAGCACTTGTTACGTACTGATAACGCAGCATTACTTTTTCCTGCTCTGTCATCTTGGCTGTAGTTTTACCGAAGCCGTTATTAAGTGCATACTGGTCTAAGTTAGTCTGAGTCATAATCACGCCCAAGTCCTTGAGCGTTTCGGTCTCACCAGTCCAGATAGATTTCAGCTTTGTATATGCCTCGTCCGTTCCAAGATTGTAAAATGATGCAGCATCACCGGTTAATCCTGTAACATTCTCAGCCATATCAAGTGCCGCTTTACCTGTGATACCCATAGCATTACTCATCTGGCCAAACACACCCATGTACTTCTTAGCCGATAATTCCGATAAGCCAAAGTTAGTCATAGCATTGGAAGCCCACTGGTCTGCCTGCCAACTTAAGTCCTTAAATGCTGTATCAACAACATTCTGCACTTCTGTTACATTGGAACCTACTTCTATGCAGTCTTTCGTTAACTTAGTAACTGCAGCTATACTTAGTCCTGCTGCTATCTTCTTACCAAGCCCAGAAAAGATAGTTGTTGCCTGCTTAGCTGCCTTATTAGAAGCTCCTGTAAGCTGATTAACTATCTGTGAGCTGTCTATGCCAAGTTCCAGAGCTATCTGTCCTACTGCATCTGACATTCTCCCTCCTTTCTGGCACGAAAAAAGACTGCCTACTTCTTAGAGTAAGCAGCCTTAAAGTCTCTTTGTAATCGTGTCCAATATTCTATATACTGTGGTGTTCCAACCATTTTTCTATTACGCTTCAGAAGCCAGTCATCATGTATCTTTTTCTGTTCCTTAGTAAAGCTGTTGATAACCTTAATATCTTTCTCCGCCCTTATACTTACCACTCTTCCAAGTGGTGTTTCAGGCATTATACCGGATAATAAAGAACAGAATTCAGACCAGGACATATCATCATCTGCACGTAATCTTATGCCATACTGTGACAGGAAGCTTGATTCTATCAGTTCCCAGTCATCCCACAAGTCATAGTACGTCTCACTTTGAGGGTGTCTGTTCCTCGCCGTATGTTCCTGTGGCAACGCTCATAATTGTGTTGTACATTTCCTTATACTCAGGAAGTGGTAAGTCCATATCCTCAATCTTATCAGCAGCTTCCTTGCCAACGAGCATTTCAAGAGCCTTTACCATAAAGCCAATACCATTGTCGCCATCTTCGCTAACTTTCTTCTCTGCCTCACTAGCCATAGCCTGTACGCATAGGATATTGTTCTTTCGATTGTTAACAGTTACAACCAAATCCTCTGTAATACGAATCATAGGTAACTGGTTAGTTATCTTCATTGATATGTCTATTACTTTAAAATCTGTCTTTGCCATTATCTTATTTCCTTTCTTTTATCTCTAAGCTACATGTTCTATATATGTTGGTCTTCCGTCAGACTGCGCTTCCCACTCAAGAGCTTCCGCACTTGTTGAATCTCCTGCCATACTTGTCACATTAATTACCGCTGGAATAATAAGCTGATCAAGATTAGGGAAAATAATTGATAACCACGTATTACAATCCTGTCCTGTCTTGGTTGCAAGTCTTGCAACGTAATCATTACCTGGATCACCATAATTACGTTTACCACCCATTGATATTCCGATTGACTTGGCTGTCATTAATCGTCTGGTCCATCCACCCTGATCCATTGGTTTCCATTCTTCCATGCTTCCGTCAATAGATATTCCAAGACTTTCTGCATCTTTAACAACAACTGTTGTTATAGTTTCTGGCGAATCTGATTTCTTTCTTCCGCTTGTGCATACACCAAACTTTATTTCATATACCGGATTAACATCTTCTTTTACTACTGCTTCTGCACTATATCCAGCAATTTTAGTATTTTCTGCCATATTTCTGCCTACCTTTCATAATAAATATCTAATTCTATTACACACTCAAAGATACCATTATCATCTGTTCCTACATCTACAGGTTCATCAACCTGCATCTTCGTGAAGAATACTCTGGTACCATTGATAGTAACTCTCTTGGTGTCTCTAAGCATATTATAAAGCTGTTCAGCAGCTTTCTCTGTGTCTCTTACACTCTTATTCCAGTGCACCAATACGCTTACAGACTTTACACGATAGGAACTGTTTTTTATACCGCCTATCGCCATCTGTACAGGTCTTTGTCTGCTAGAGTTATATATCCCTATACTCTTATCCTTTTTGTCGTCTAATTTTCCACAATACACGTTAGTATTAGCGGCAAGTCCAAGACCTGCTATATAATCTCTTACATCACCTATTCCTAACATCACAACCCCGCATTCTTCCTATACAGCTTAGCAAATGTATCAGGAGCAAAATTCTTTTTTCTACCATCCTTAAGATAATCATCAAGCCATCTGCCCTTGGCATTAGCATTACCTTCATGTCTCTTACCTTTTTCGTCAGTCCAAGGTGTCCGATGGAAATTATATTCAGGATGATAATATAACCGTCTTGCATACGGTGTGCTGGATACAAGTTCGACCTTGCCATTAGCAATATCCTGTGTATATACGAATGTACTCTCATTCTGCAAAGCACCCGTATCTCTTGGCATTACCTGACATTGCACCACATTGGTATGTATAGCCTCTGCTGTCTGTGCAAGTGATACCTGCGCTGCCGCTGTTAATCTTCTTACCATAGGCATATTAAGCTTAACTGTTGACTTAACATTCTTCGCCATTACATCACATCCAATCTTACATAATTAACTGTACCATCCGGATTACGGCACTTTGTACCCTTGTATATATGTCTTGTTATACCGAACACTGTTATATCACCTTTAGTAATAACCGGAAGTTCCGGTGCAATATCTCCAGGAATAAGTGCACATCCTTCAAGCTTTATAAGCACCTTTTCTGCTGTTAATTCTGTCTTACCGCTGTCCTGATAGTTACATAAGCCATCCCATATAAAATGTTCAAGAGGTTCTCCATAAACATTTCTGCCTTCCTGCTCTATCTCTACATGTATTTCTGTCTTACACATACTCTTTAATATCAAGCAAGGGTATCTCATACTCACACCCCCAGACTTAAGCAGCACAAGCCTGTCTGACAAAGCACCCGGTATGTATCACGCTTTACAGCAATTCCATTCTGCACAAGAACATTCCAACTGCTGCCAAACTGCATAGATACTCCATTTACAGCATAATTCTGTAAGACACAATTAATCATGTCTTCATTCTCATACTCAAAATCAGCCATATCACAGCATACATCTATTACAATAGCCTGCTGGAACTCTGTCAGATTATCAAAGCCTCTTGATGTTATACGATTAAAAGTAAGCGAGTCAATGTGTCGGCTCGCCTGCTTTAATCGTATCTCAATCTGTTCTTCTGGAATCTGATTATGTTCACTCAGGTACTGCTCTTTACTTGCATATACCTTCATAGGCTTACTCTTCTTTTTCTACTTCTTCAGTTGGATCCACATCAACGAATATGGAATCGATATTACCATCCTTACCATTAGGGAATACGAATGTATCACTTAACTGGCGGTTCTGGTAAAGGTATCCGTCACCTTCTGTATGTGCTCCTGGTGCAAAGTAATAGATTGATGAAATCTTAGGTACTGTCTTGCATGTCTGACCACAGGCTACAAGAACATTAATCTTGTGAGAACCCTGAACAGTCTTCTCATAATATCCTGTTGTTTTAGGAGTAGATGTAGGCTTAGCAACAACTGTGTACTGTCCTTCACCCTTCTTCTCATAATATGTCTTACCTTCTGTCTTGCTTTCGTCTGTTGTTAACACATACTTAGACTTAAGTGGTGCAAAACCACCCTCTTCAACATCCCAATCGAATCTGTCATAGAATCTTTCATCATCTATAACTTCCATAAGAGTTACACCATCAATATCTGTCACTCTTGTCTCGATACCAAGACCGCCTTCTGCAATCTGAGTCATCTCAATCTTGCGTGTGAACTCCTTAGACGTCTCCAGATTATCCATAATATCTGATGATACGTACATGAGAAGACTTCCGTTAGCCTTATATCTTCTAAGCTTTCCCTTTGCAAGGATAGCCTTTAACTTAGAGAATGTGTTCTCTACTGTGTATTCTGTACCTGCTGTTTCAGAATGATATAAAGCTGTCTTCTGTGCTGCCTGTGCAACCCTGGAGAAGAATAATGCATCTGTCTCAGGAACAACCTGTGTCTGTTCAAAGATACGTGAGATATTCTGGATAGATGCTGTCTGATTAGTTTCATCAACATCTGCCTTATCTACCATAAACTGAACATCTCTATCGTGAGTTACTGTATAAGGAACATCCTTCTGGTTATACTCACCTGTGTTCCAGCCACCTGTTCTCTTGTGGTTCTTATAGCCACTTACACTCATCTGTGTGAAATGAAATGTCTTAGCATCTAACCATCTTACATTAGTTGTAACAAATGGTGATGTAAGTGTGCCCTGAATAAGAATTGCTAATAATTCAGGACTCCACTGTTCTGCATAATTTAAATTTGGCATATTATTTTACCTTTTTAACCTTTCTTAATTGAATCTGTTCCATCTCTTTGTAGGAACATTTACATTGTTACCTGCAGATGACTGCTGTCCACCTGTCTGCTGTCCTGCACCCATCTGAAAACCGGAATTGCTTTCAGTCGCCGGCTTAAGTGCAGGTACATCCTTTAACACCTGTTCAAGTGCGGTTTTAATGTTGTCATCTGATATCTTTCCATCTGTACCCTTAGCCTTACTGAAATCAGCCATCTTGAGTACATATGGAAGTGTCTTGGAATCTATCCCAAGTGTCATAGCTACCTGTGTAGCTGCCAGTTCTATACGAACCTTTTCTGCTTCCTGATTAGCTGCTGCCACCTGATTCTGTAGCTGTGCTGTATCATTCTGCTGTTGTGCTGTCTGCTGTGCCTTATTCTCCTTGAATGTCGCTATAGCCTGGCTTACTTCCTCCTCGGATAGTCCCTGCTGCTGGAAATAGCTTTTAAGCACAGCATTTTCTTTCTTGGCAGTTGCGGTGTCTAACATGCTCTGTATTTTGTCATAGTCAATTCCAGCCGCCTGCTGATTATTCTGACCACCCTGCTGTCCTGCCTGTCCGTTGTTGTTGCTTCCAGCGTTCTGGTCGCCGTTACCATCTCCGCCCTCAGCGAAGAACTGTAAATTAATAGGTAATGTCTTTCTCATCACTCTATCTCCTTTCCGTTTACCGCTCGTCAGCATTTTCCTAAAGTTTAGTGCCATTAAGTTTTGGGCATAAAAATAGCACCCACAGCGTATTGCCATGTGTGCTTAATAACTAATATTAAATTGTGTTGCACCGGTGTAACTTGAGTATAAAAATAACAGCTCTATGGCTGTTTATTCAATCTAATCTTCAATTCTCTTAATATCATATGCTAATGCACACTGATGTTCTATTTTACAGCCTCTAGCCTTATCCCAGCCTTTAACAAAATATACAACATCCGCCTGTGATAGAAGTTCTATTGATTTTCCTAAAAACCACAATGGCTTAGCTTCTGCTGGTGCTCCTTCAAAAAAAGACTCTATAACTTCTACTTTCTCACCTAATAGCAGCTCTGCATATTCTATTGCCTTTTTCCTTGTTTCTTTTATTTCCTCGTCTGTTTTACCTGCCATAGGCTGGCTAATAAATAGTTTTTTCATACTGTCTTGTCCTCACTTTCTTAAAATTGGGTATAAAAATACCACCAATCTTTCGACTGGTGGCTGTTACTTGTTTTCTTTTATTTCTGCTTTATCTTCATTATTGCTTTCTGCCTTTATTGGTCCTTTTTCCAATAATGCAATCAATTCATCAATTGTCATTCCCGGTTTTCCATCTAATATACCATCCATTGAAACACCTCCTGCCTCAATATTACCCTCTCTGTATGCCAACAGAATAGCATTTTTTTAAAAACAAATCAATACACTTATTAATATTATCACTATATTTTTCCTGACACTCTCTCATCAATTCAACCGCTCCATTATAATCAAAATGTTCGCCTTTTGAAATATATCGTACATCTCCTTGATTTGTCACAATGGTCATAGATTTTATTGTGTCGTGTCTCATAAATACTCCAATATCATTTGCTGAAAAATCTGTTAATCCAGGATGGTTGTGACATAATACCAAAGACTTATCTTTTGCCGAATGCAATAAATGAAACATATCTGAATCAGAATATACATCTACCTCATGCCTTCCACCTTTTATAAATTTAGTTTTTTTATTTGTTATTAAATCTACTACACATGCAACTTCATTACTGTTATTTTCATCTCTCGCAACTTTAAGTAAGTCCTTATGTACCTCTTTTATAAATTTATTATTATCAGAAGTAAAGCCCTTAGGATTAATTTCATTTACTTTATCTATTGCCTGCTCCGTTATTATAACCTTTTTGCCTCTATTTTTCTGTTTTAATACTTCATTTTCCCACTGTTCCTTTCTAGCCGCATACATCTTACGGTTGTCCTTATCTAATGAGTACTTAGCCAACCTGTCAAACTGTTCAACCATTCTGCCAGCATATTGCTGTTTCTGGTCCTGTCTGTAATCTTCTTTGACCTTTTCCAGTTCTTTCTTGGTAAACTTGCTATCCGGCTCTTCGTCAAGCTCAGGGAAGTATGTTGTATGAATATCTTTACAGTTTGGATGATAAAGCCCTGCTGCCATAGCAGATGACATAAGCGGATAAGGACCATCAGATGCCTTACCGCCACTCCATACATCATCTATAAGCACCTTTCCAACAAATGGAAGGCACTTAGGACAGGCATTAGCACGCTTATTCATAATAACTGTACTAATTCCCCAAGACTGTCTCATTTCTCCCTCTCCGGTTAGATACGCACGCTTACTGGCTGTCTGAATAGCCATCTTAGCATAATCTTTCATTGTATGCCTTGCGCCATTCGCATATTCAATACAGTTGATACCTGCTTTAAGGAAATCCTTTGTAGCCATATCAACCGCTTTCTCATATGTTCCTGCACCCGTATTCGCATACACCTGAGCATTGAATATTATCTGCCGGTATTTATCTTCCGACATTCTAAGCATTGCTTTTTCCGCCCTGTTAAAATCTGACTTCGTAGCTTTAATCAGGGCATTAAGCTTTCTTGTGTTAAGCTTGAAAAAAGCACCCTCAGTGCCTTGTGACACCTTGGATGCTTTTAATCCCTTTTTCAATGCTCTTAATATCTTCTGTTCCTGCTCTGTGCCGCCTGTCTGCCTTGCTGTAAATATCATTGCATCAATTGAACTGTTTATATCGCTGAATCTGCCCGCAAAACGTGTCTTGTTATCTGCTTTATATTTTTCTAAGGCTTTAAGTTGTTCTACCTGCCATTGTGTCCAGTTGAATCCAAGTTCATCTTCTTCCGCTCTGTGTCTGTCAAGATTTCGTATCATAGAAGCAATCAGCGCATCTTCTATGGCTCTAAAGGCTTTTTCTATGTCATAATCTGTGTTAAGTGCCATAAGCTACCTCACTTGTTATCAAAAACTGTAAAATCGTTTCAAAAATCATAAAATCGTTATCATAGCCATCAAACTGTAAAGCCATCTGCCTGCATATTAAGTGCCGGCTCTTCCATATCAGATATACCCTGCTCAGCCTTAAGCCTTGCTATCTCTTCCTGCTTCCATTCATCGTCCTTGGTATCTCCATACAGCTCATCAACAGATGCCTCTATGCTCATAATACCGCCCTGCTTAGCCTTGCTGACTGTTTCTACCTGGCTTTCAAAGGATGGGTTAGCATATTCGCCAAATGTCACATCAATATCTATATCATTAATAGCTGTCTTATTAAGCGTGTCTATGGCATTAAATGTTGCTGTAACGAGCTTTGGAAGAACCTTCTGAAGCCGCTCTACAATGTTATTTCTGCTGTAAAGCGTTGCTTTCTCTTTCTCCCTCTGTGCATCCGCATTATCCAGCTTCTTAACATCTATGCCTAATGTTGATGGGCTCATAATCCCCTGTAAACAAAGGTCCAGCGCTGTGATATATGTTGCAAGATAGCTTTCGTGTGGGATATTGCCCTGTACAAGCTCTATCTTATTAACTGTACCTTCTGCCATGCTGCCATCTGTTTGTATATAGGCATTATCAAAAGCATTAGGCTTTAGCACTTTTCCATCCAGCGGATTCCTTGGAAGCATATTCTCCGGTATATATTCCTTTGTTCTATTCTTCCTTAAGGCATCCATCCATTGTGACCATGCTTCATCTAGCGCATCAAAGTTATCTATCTTTGCATCAAATATGCTCTTGCCTCGTCCTTTATACTTGGCTGACTTATAGAACATAAGAGGAACAGCCATTATAAACTTGTCATTCCAGGTAACATCACTAAGATGTGCCAGCTCCGGTATAACACTTAAATCATATTCCCTGCCGCCTCTTGTAAGCTCATAATGTATGTAGCCTATGCCATAATGTTCAAGTAATACATATTCCTGTCTCTGCACGTTATACACAGTCTTAAACACTATCTCCTTAACTCTTCCCCTGTCCTTGATAATCTCTGTCTTATCACCAGAGTAGAATTCCAATATAGGATACTTGCTAAGGTTCGTATCGAACGATATCTTGAATGCTCCATCACCGATATAAAGCGTTTCTGTTATTGCCTGCTTAACAAGCTCAATGAAATCATTTTCCTCTGCTATCTTATCCCATTCTGTCTGCCTGCTGCCAGCATCTATTAAATTCATATCATCTGTTACTATACTGGCCAGCATATCACATAACATCGCAGGGAGACCCACGTGTATCTTTCTTATCTCCATACCTATTGTACAGGATGCAGACCAGAACCTTGTCTTGTCACCATCTATCTGGCTATATAGCTGTGACAGTTCTTCACTCTCACCTCTGTACCATATCTGGTTCTTTATGGCATTTCCCTCGTAATCAAGAGTTTCCTGTATGCTTATGGATCCATTAACAGCCGGCTGGATGTGCAGCCACGTTCTTATTCCTGTTTTTATCTTCTCTGCCATACTTGTAAATATGTTCACCTCTCTCACTCTCCTATCTGGAATTATGTCTTATTCTCTATGCCTATCCTGCTTCGATAAGGAATCCAGCCATACTGTACGCTGTTTACCATATGGTCATTGCCATCCTCAGGCTCACAGTCCTTATCTTCAAGCCACGAATACGTTTCTAACTCTGTCTTGTAATTCGTGCACGTATCGACAATATAAAAGCTTGGCTCTCTGCCCTTCTTGTCATTAAAGGACATCCAGCCAAGCTGTAAGTTAATTCTATCTATTATGGTTACTTTCTTATACGCATTGTTAAATATATACTGGCAGTCAATGTGTTCTCTCTTGTACTTGGCAAACTCTGTTATCGTTGCCTGATCAGCATTATCTATAAACACATTCTTTGACATTCCACCCCATTCTTTTCTGTTACGCTCCAGGAAGTCAATGTAATTCCTTACTGTATCAGATGGAGCTATTGGAATATCAAGTGTTGCATTGTTATATACCTTTTCATCCAGCACTATCAGCTTGCCCTTGTTGGTTATTCCCATAAATGACATAGCAATCGTATCCGGACTCTTGGTTGAATAAGCTGTATCAAGTCCGCTTGTATATATTACAAACCACTCCGTCTGCTTATCGTCATATTCTCGTTTAATAAATGCCTTTGCCTGTTCCTTTGTAATAACATGTCGTTTGCAGAAATTAGAAAAGACAAGACCTGTAGCCTTGCCTCGTAATCCTAATATCTTGTTTTTATATATCTTAGTGCCAGGAGGATAGCTCATTTTTTTCTGTTCTATCTTCTCTGGTGTCATGGATATATTATCTTCAAATGTGAAGAACCAATATACCCAGTCTTTAATAGGCTCACAACCGTTAAGGTCCTTCCATATCTCTTCCGGCACATCTGCCTTGTACTTATCAATCGGTCTTGCGTGATTGATGTACTCTGAATATATGGGTAATGTAGGTGCATCCGGATTAAGTGTACCTACAAAGTATTCAGAACGTCCGAATATCTCTCGTATGAAGTCTATATTAGCTGTATTGCACTCATCTACCCACACACATCCAAACTGTGAACCCAAGGCATTCTTCCACTTGCTGGCATTATCGTAACCGAGAATATATATTATCTTGATACTGCTGCCAGTTTTGAATTTAATATGCGGAAGTTTATTTTCTTTATCGCCATTACCACAGTATTCAAGATTGGGAAATATCTGCAGCAATCCCATATCAGCATTTATTATATTCTTCTCAATAACACCTGTTGTATTACCGGCTATAACATGCAGCTTCATATCTGATTCAGCTACATTCATAATGAACTTAACAGCTACTGTTGTTGTCTTTCCGGATGCAGTTGAACCCTCTAAGAACTCTGCTCTTGCTGGTGTGTCTATGTAATCCCAGTACTTATCACTTAGAAGCATCTGGCTCACCCCTTGCTTTACGCTGTGCAAGAAGCTCCTGTAATTCACTCCTAGTTGTATCGTTTACATTGGCTTCTATCTTGTCTGTAAATATACCTAAATGCTTGCCAAGAAGCTCTAAGGCCTTAACCTTGTCACAGGACTTAACTTCTAATCCATCTCTACCCTTCTTGATAACAGCAAGAGCTCTTTTCTGTTCCTCTGTCAGTTCCTCCGTTAATACTGGCTCTACTGTTCTATACATAACAGGCTTACCATCTTTATCCAGTACATCCACAAGTGCTCCACCCGCTTCTACTTGCATCTTCTTTTCAACCACGTGTGCATAATCTGCATTATTAGAAAAAGCTATCAAGGCAAGTTCCTTGATAACTCTCTCCTGGGTTATCTCTGTACTCCTTGATAGCTCTTTTTGTCTTTTTGCTATATATTCCTGCACCTTAACATTTCTTAACAGTCTTGATGCCGTCTGTTCTGCTGTTTTCGGTGAATACCCTGCCCTGATAGCTGCCTGTGTGGCATTAAGGTCTATAAGGTATTCATCACAGAATCGCTTCTGTTTATCTGTTAATGCCATACAATCAGCTCCTTTCTGGCATAATAAAAGACACCAGCATAATTGGTGTCTCTTTTATTAAGATAATTTATTTATTTTCATTATTTTTTTTACAATACATAGAAATTTTTTTTAATTCCGCAATTAAATCATTTTCATATTTTTCTTTATCATCTATCGATTTTGCCATTTCATTCATATTTACTTTAAATATAGTTATAAGCAATATTATAAACTTAGCAAATGAACATAATGACAAGATAATAAATAAGGCTATTAATTCATATACAACTTCACTACTTGGCATAAATATAGACAATGCAACAGCAATAAAATTTTCAATAACCCCAAACATTATTACATTAATTAGCGGCTTATCTAACCGCTGTTCTAACATTCTTTTACTAATACCAATTTCTGTAGTGGCTAATATTGTTACTACAGCTATATATGTTGCTATAGTTATAGCAAAAAATGTTGCCACACCATTTAATCTGTCCTGTGTAAAATAAGATTGTAAATTAATCAGCTCTGATAAATGACATTTATTTTTTATAATGTATAATACAATATACACAATCACTATAACTATTTCCAACTTTATATTTTTTAAAAATTCTTTAATATCTTCTGGGTTTTTTCTCATATTAAATCTCACCTCGTATAATACTATACGTTTACAACTATAGAAATATCACCACCAGCATACGGTCTTTTATCTTGATTAAATACTCTCATATGACTTGTTATTTCTCTAATTCTATTTTCTATTGCGCCATCAAAATTATTCAATAATTCCTGTGGTGCAACTTGACTACCAGCACAAGTACAATTATGTGATAACAATAATTTTGTATCTTTTAAAGTTGCAAAATCCAATTTTTCCTCTGTGCCATTTTTATAATCTACTCTAATCTCTTTAACAAATCCCGAATCAATATTTATCTGTTCTATCAGATATAGAATACTTTCCTTATTAAGCGTTGCATCTCTTCTTGTATGTCCCAATGACATTTTTAATGATAACAATCTACTATCACCTTCACTATGAGCAGTTTCAGCAAAATTTCTGAAAGCTTCTACTAATGATGGTGCTCCAGTATTATCATCTATCTGACGATTATAATATGCATTTAATGATTGTCCTAAGTCTAAACTAAAAGTAATCGACTTCACCAATTCTGCATTTCTAACTTTTTCTATTCCAGTATTATATTCTATCGGTTCAATTCTCAAATTAATACCAGCCGTACTGCTTTTACAAGAATTTAAATACTGCTCAACATTTTTGATTGTTGGACCATTTTGATTGGTTGTAAATAACATAATATTATATTCACTATCATATCCCAATGCATTTACATCATATAAATCTCTTGGTATTTCTTCTAGTCTATCTTTTTTATCTACACCATATGGTTTATTGCCACCTTTATCTCGTCCAAAAGGCAACACTATCTGATTATTATTAAGTGACTCATAATATGAAAATAGTCTTATTTTTCTGCCATCAAATTCTCTTGCTCTATCGGTATTATTCTCTGATTCTAATAAATTTATTTTTATATTTCTAAATAAATTCATAATTGAATAATCTGTCTTTACTCCATTTTGATATATAGTTATTGTATAAAATTCTACTTTTCTAGACATATATAATCCCCCTTGTCTTTTTTATTTATAATATGACTAAATATATCAAAAAGCAACAAAATAAGACACCAACTTTCGTCAGTGCCTTAAGAGGGGATAATTATCAATTTAGGAGTAATGGTGCCAGCTCTCACCAGCACCACCGGGGATATTATTGAATTCAGACTTGCGTATGTCTGTGGAACAATGCACCTTACATCTGTTCCACGATAAATATTACCACATATAAAACGAACAGAACGAACAAAACGAACAGACTTTTATTTTTCTTTCAAAAATCTTTCAACAGCCATCCTGCATCCATCTGCAGTATAATGTTTTCCCATGCTATGTGCAACTTTTATCCAGGAATATTTGTTAATGTATCTGTACGTAATCATCCTCCTCATAGTGCTGCTCTTTATCTGGTATATGTAATGCTCTGCAAGTGCTATCTGATGTTCTATCTTCTCCAGAACATCTTCCTGCTGCGACTTTCTTAACATCAATAATGCCATCTGATTATCATACTCCGAATATGGGAAGCCTTCTATCTTGAAATGCTGCTTGCCACCATTTCCGCCTGATACACTATCTATTACAGTATATCCTTCCTGCTCCATCTTACTTATCCTTTTCTCTATCTGAGATATAGATTCTTTTAATGATTCTCTCTCCTTTACCAAGTCTTCATACTGTATCAATATTTCTTTGATATTGTACTGTTCTTCCACTCACTACACCTACCTATCGCTTGTACTTCTGTTCTGTACCATCCGCCATTTTTATTGTTATTTCTAATGGATACCCTTTAGCGTTATTGCCTACACTTAAATAACGTGCCTTTATTATTTCCAATGGCTTACAATGTCCCTTTTCACAATGCTGTGCTTTAGTTTTATCATTATATTCTGTTCCACATATCTCACATATGTAATGTTTAACTTCTTTCAATATAATTACCTTCCTTTCGTCTCTCTCCACCAAGTAAAATCCCAGCCATTATTATTTAACTGCTGCCATATATGATTACCTTTGTAATATGCCTCTCCTTTACTTCCGTTCCGTCTGTAAATCTGATATATTCCTGGCTCATCTGGTTCTACATCATAACAATTATGCCACCCTCGGTTTTCCATCTTTTCTTTAAATGTCATACACTCTTCAAACTTTAACTGACCTATACATTGTTTCATAACTCTCTCATAATTATCATATCGCTTGCTATTGCTATCCTGCCTATTATGCTATATGCATTATCGTTCATTTTCATCTCCTAACTTACACCAAGGCCAAGGCTTCTGTTCAATACGTGCTTTCTCAAATGCCTTTCTTCTCATCTCTTTATCTATTCCTGCCATTAAATCCGTTGCACTATCAGCTTCGACAATATATTCAAGCTCATTTCCTACCTGATTACACATAACTACTTTATAGCCATACTTCAACAATTCACGTAGTTCTTCATTACTGCCTTGCATGCCTGTTCTTACAACTTTCTGCATATATCCTCCCCTGTTTTCTCAATAAAATTATTTAACATATCAGAATCATTTTCATCTTTGACAATATTATTATCACAGTAATCAATAGCTGCATTATACGTCTTATCCATAATTATCTTAGCATACTCTTCATCTGCATTTTCCTTTAAGTTTCTATAAAGTGCTATTGTTAATGTGTAATACTCTGCTAATATAGATATTGCTTGTCCTTCTGCTTCTACGCTTCCCTTATCACACTTAATCATTTAACTGTCTCCTTTCATACTCCTCTGATTGTCTGCTTATCTCTTCCTGGTTCAACCACTCCTCATAAGAACAGCCCTGCTCCTGTGCTATCTTCCAGCGCTCTCGTTTCCTAATTTCCTGTTCTTCAAGATGTTTTAAACTAAAAGCCTCTTCATACAGATTATTAATTATATTGGTAAATATCTTAACAATTCTTTCACTCTCTGTAAGATCGTTCTGCAGTCCGGCTTTTTCTTCTCTTTTCTTATTCAGTTTATCAATATACTTGTCACATTCCTTACTTGTAATATAGTCCGCAGCATACCAGTCATTAATATTATCTTCGTTGTAACATTTTTCTCCCTTAACAGTTACATATATGTTATCAACCTTTGCGCGTTCTTTCTCAGCCTTAGGTTTATACTTATCCCTGACCTTTTCTATTTCTTTTGCAACTTTTTTAATCGCTTTGATTTCCTCTGTCATATATTACCTTTCTAAGCATATTCTTTAATCCCTTTATTTTCACAGAATCTATGCACAATCTCATTTACGATACATTGATACTCAACTCTTACCTCTGTATCCTTGGCAATATCATAAACCCGCACATGTGCATACTGCTGCATAAGTTCCTCATCCGTGCAAGTGTTAATATAACTTTCGTTATATCCGGTTGGCAGTTCCATCCAGGCATTAACATATAGATCATTATTAAGGCAGGGAACACCATCATATGTGTAAAATGTTGTTCCGTTTTCATCACATACACAATATCCAATCATAGGCGTGTTATAACCCTGAAAGGAAAGCAATACCGGTCTGCTGTCTCCTGGTAACAATTCATCTATTGAATTCCATATCATCATCTTCTTACCTCCGCATCATTAATATCCGTCTTTCTGGTTCCATCGTGATTATATTCATTATTCAACTTGCAAAAGCTGCACTTATCCTCTGACACGCAATACAACTTATCAAGTGCCCTGCACTCCTGCTGTTTAAGATTAATAAATATACAATTAATTTGTATCATTCTCTGTTCTCCTTCTTAATCTCTTCTGTGCTCTCCTGTATGCCCTGCAACGCTTCTGACAATACTCCAGCTCTGTAAGCTCCAAATCCTTATCCCTGCGGTATCTGTAAGCATTACAGCCTATACATTTATGTAAGTTGCCATACTCATCTATATCAGCTCCGAAGATATACCTGATTATACTTGTTATATACATTGCTATAAGCAATATGGCAAACACCACACTAAACATAACCAGCGCACCTATAAATGCTGCTACAACAATGGCTGCTGCCATCATAAGAATATCCATCACTTCTCACCTCTCTTTCGTTTCCTCGCTGCTATATTTATCTTCGCAACTACAAGACCTGTCCTTGTTAACTCAGTATCATCAGTCCTTAGATTTCTTCTGTACATTTCAAGTGCCTCTGCATTATCAACCATAGCAAGATTGCTTATGTCGCAGTTATCCTTGTTTCCATCAAGGAATATAATCTTATGTCCTGGCAGTATTGGTCCGTTATGTTCCTCCCATACCTTCCTGTGTACGAACATAAAACGTTCATTCTGTGTACCTTCATCCTGCACTTTTACTTTTAGATATCCATCCGTTGTATGTGTGTATTCACCAACCTGCATTTTATTGGCCGGTGTATGCCCTTTCTTAAACATAGTCTGCTTGCATTTCTCATATATTTCAGGCGGCATATGTTTACCCTTGTTATGAGGAATATTCCCTTTAGGAAATGTTTGCTTATTGCCGCTGCGTATGTTGTGAGCCTTTTTATATCCGCTGCATTGAGAAGCAGTAAACTCTATTCCAAAATGCTCTGATACCATACCTGCAATCTCTCTTACGCTCCGCCCTTTTGCTATACTTCTTATATACTCTTCCATTCCTGGTGGAAACTTGAACGAATATCCTTTAGGCACCCCGCCAGCAACACCACTTTTAATTTTGTATCTTGATTTTGCTGCCTTAACCTGGCTTTCTGTAAATATAATGCCATACTTAACGTCAAAGCCCTGCCTGTTAAGCTGCTCCGTAATATCTGCAGTATTCTTTCCCTTAGCATTCTCCTTTAGCCAGTCCACAGCCTCCTGTGGCCATTTCTTACTACCCATCTGCTGCCTCCTAACGTGTTTCTAACATCTCAGGTACCTTTCTCTGGCTTTCGTAACCATATTCATCCATATGCTTCATAGCTTTAAGCTGTATATCAGCATTCTTAATAATCTGTTCGCCTATCTTAGACATAGCCTCTGACCTCTTAATCTCGGTATTAAGTTCCTCACCTGTTAAATCATCATCACCTAGCTTTTCCAGTTGTGCAAATAAATGATTATTTAAGTCTGTTAATGTATTCTTCATAATTACCCTCCTAACACTTCAAATTCTTATCAGTACTGCGTATATGAAACTCAATCTTAGTTTCAATCTTCATCTGCTCTGCTATCTCCTGCCAGGTCATATAGCCACCTGCAAGAGACTCAGAATAATCGCTGAATCTTTTCTTGAATGCCTTAAGCCTTTTCTCGCCAAAACCGAATTCATCCCTTAATGCATAGCAGCTCATCAGCAGTATAGTATCGAACATAGTCTGCTTAGTTTCTTCCACAAATGCCTCAACCTGCTTTCTTGATACCTTTACCGGGATGTTAGTTGCATTCCTGAAATTAAGCTCCTCTTCAAGTGCTTTTATTCCTTTCTTTTTAGCGATATTAAGCGCATAAGACATACCCTCACGTCTCGCCGCCTCTTCTTTGTAAGTTCCCATAGCTTTTTTCACCTCTTAAATATAATTTTTCATAAATACTTCCATCCACTTATCGTGACTGTACAGCTCTTCAAACTTTTTCTGTGCTATACATATAAGTTTCAGATCTGTTTCCCTGCACCTGTGAACAGCTTGCTTTCCTGTCCTGTGGTCCTCGTAGCATAGCCACACCTTAAGACCATACTTTTCAGACTGCTTCCTGTTGGCCACTCCGTGCATAATATGATGTTCTTCAAGTCCTGTGTCCGGAAGCCTTCTGAAGTCCTCTTTTTCATTCATCCGCAGCCGGCACAAGTAGCATTCTTTCGTACCCTGTAATATGCTTTCCATAAGCTCCTTTCCTCTTCCTGGTAATATGCCAGGAAGAAAATATTATCGTTAATAGTTGCTGTGATATTATGTATAGATAAATAAGTATCATGTAGATAGTTTGGGAGTATATTCCCACTCCCATTCTGATTTTATGCGGCTTTGCGCCATTATCAGAATCAATATGTAACCGGATGCTGGCACTCATACAATTCACGCTTAAGTTGTGCAATACGTCCGGACACAAGCGTTAAGTTATGTACACGCATTTCAGTATTGTGTACACTTGGCTGTGGGCTGTAAGCTATAATTGCCTGTCTTAGCCATTCCAGCTTATCAAGCTCCTTTGTTATTCTTTCCTCTTCAATTCGCATAATTCCTCCGCTTTCTTCAATTCATATTCCATCCACTTTGTAAATTCGTGCTGTTCATCAGACCAGCTTATAGCATGTCCTCTGCTTACATTCAGATACTGCTGCCATAATTCAGTATTCTTCACAGGCTTTCCATTAGCTTTCTTCCAGCCGTTCTTTTCCCATTGCTGCGGCCAGAAGTTCCGGCAGGAGTTCAACACATGCTCACATTCTGTATTTATGCATATTTCACACTTCTGCCTAAACCTCATAAGCGCATGAATAATAGCTTCTAGCGCCGCCTGATTCTCTGTAACACTCTCAATAGTCTTTTTTCCATTTCTGATAAACTCTTTGCCATTAATAACAGTCTTTATTACATACATATACGTTGCCCGCTTTCTTACTGCTGGACCTCTAGCTGTCGTCTTTATGTATACGTTTACCTTCTGCATCTTTCTTTCCTTTCCGGAACTTAACCTCGTAATACTTAAATCCTAGTTCTGATATACCTGAAACCTCTGAACCTGTAACCAGGTAATATCCTTTGTTCTCATATTTTCTTATTGTGCTTTTTCTTGCCTTATCAGCAAATGTATTAGCATTAACTATCTTCTTGATCACAACCGGCTTTTTTAAATTACGTGATGGATTCCATCTTCTGCCCACCTTCCCGGTTGCATCCTCTGTCTTTTTGGAATACTTGATAAAATATTCTGCTATTCGTGTATAATCGTTGTCACTATCAAGAGGCTTCACATCCACGTAACCTTTTCCCCAGCATTTTTTTAATATCTGGATATCACATATATCCATAATCATATGAATGTGATGGGCGCCCTTCTTACCAATCTCTTTGACATATATATATTTAACATTGGGTACTGCTTTGCGTAACTTCTTTAACAGGTTGCGTATATCTACATTCATATCATCAGGTGTAGGAGGTCTGCTATCCCTGGCATATGTATATGTCACCAGCATACCTGTATCATCTCTCCAGTTAGTGTTCATCAGTCCTGCTAACTTTCTTGTTGCCGCTCTGGTATTAATCGCTCTCTGGACTTCTGTTGTTGGCTTTTCCCTGCCCTCTCTTCTTTCACCCTTACAGTTATACCTTAGTGTGTGATATCTCCTTATCGTTACAACGCTACCTGCCACACATATCTCTTTTACATATGGCATATGAAAATGTTCTCCCTGGTTCTTAAGTTAATTATTTCAATCAAGTGTTTATGGGGCTTGAACCCCATTTAAAAAATTGATAATTTAACACCTGAATTAGTACTTTTTACGTCTGTATTTTGTCGTATTTTATTTGTTTTTTCTTGACAAAAGTATTTATACAGAATATAATTCATATTAAAGTCATTGATGACTTTCTCTCTGGTTTGAGCTGTTGCACGACAGCTCTTTTTTATTACCTTTTTTATACTTTTACTCTGTTTTTTCTTCTGTTACTTTATGTTCCCTACGTATATGGATACGTTCATTGTTATCAAGAAACAGGTTATAATTAACATCGCTATATTTAATAGTCACCTTATCCAGTTTTCCCTTCATAAGAGGCCTTACAGAGGACTGTAATATACTTCCTATCTCTTCATTAGTTGCAAGCTCTAAGCACCTATCTTCTGCGTTGCGTACTCTTCTTTCAACATTCCACCAGGCAGATGCTCCCTGACACTTACATTTTTTTGTAGCTTCCTCTTCGAGATAAGCTTCCCACTCTTCCGGATTATCCTCATAATCTGCTGCCACTACATCATCAATCTGTAACATAGTCTGCTGCTTACAGTAGCGGCAGTAACCTATATATTGTCCTTTGCTCATCTTTACCCTTTCTATATGTCCAAATACTTTTCATGCACTAATATTGATGTTTTTTATTAAGCTGCGGCGAGATAGCAACACTAACAACACCGCAGCTCTTTTTATATATTTCTTAATCTGTAATCCCCTATTGGAACACCTGCTTTACACTCCAGCCTGTGAAGCCTTAACATCCACTTGGATGCATCTTCGATTCTTCCATCTGCAATAGCTGCATTGATTCTCTTGTTAAATGCAATTATTTCCCCGGTTATCCTCATTGTTTTATTTTCTCCTTTATCATTTTCTGCTTAATAACACTTCTGGCATATCTTTGAGCTGCTTCCTTAAGATCAGCAACTGCTCTAGCCCTTTCGTCCTCTGACAGTTGTGGTGAATGCACATTCACAACACACCCATCAGGGAATACTGTTGTTTTTAAATCGTATTTCATACATACCACCTCTTATGCTTATACTTACTGTCTTATATGCTTTAGCTGATTGTCCTGATTACTGCTTTTAATCGCAATATGATATGTGACAATGTGGACAGCCTGTTATTAATGTTGAGCTGGCTTCTTCTACTGAAATTCCAGTTTTATATCCGTCATGGTTAATCTGCGCATAAATATCATTATTGCAACTCCAACATTTTCCACTTTCTGGTGCAAAGTGTGGATATCCATTCTCTTTGCAATACTTATCCTGTGCCGCTCTTGCTTCACTTGAATTAAAATGTGCCATAATATCACCTCTTCCTATCATCTCTGCATAAAACTAATATTGTTATGCAGATAATCGTTGTTATTGCTACTGCTGTTGTGTTCATATCTTCTCCTTTTTATGGTCTTGTATCCACATCAATAAGACTTTCTGTATGAAAATACATCTTGTAATGATATGGGTCTGAATGTGTTCCTGTTATATCCTCAACAACATACATTGTGTAATCATTGAGATATATGTAATTCTTTCTGTATTCATCTGCACCAGTTTTAACCGTACATACAAGTTCATTTTCACTATCATTGCTTATGCTCATATAGCCTTCTGCTTCCATAATGATTTTATCTGTACGTGCGTTGTATACTGTTATTTTTCGTTCACACTCAAAATAATCTGCCTGCTTTGACATATTGTAATTAACTTTATCTGCTTCACTACAACCTGTCATTGTTAATGATGCACCTAATATTAAAGCTGCTAATATTGTGTTTTTTCTCTTTATCACTTTCTGTCTCCTTGTATAAATATCTTGTTTAATCCTGTTCTAGCTCCTATACTTTAATCACAGGCTATTGCCGTAGCCGAGTATTTTTGAAAGGAGTTTGTTTATGCCAATTACATACACTATCATCAGCAACTTTACTGAAATTGGAACTTGTGAAGGTCTTCCTGTAACCGAACAAGGACGACCTTTTGTTTTAATACATCCTTCATATCTAGGTGTAGTATCTGTTGGTGACACTCTTGTTTCTCCTGATGGACAATACCTAAAAATTTATATGGATGACTATGTTCTTGAAAACAATGAATTGAGAGCAATAAAATTTTTCTATGAATAACTTATTCTTCCATGTATCAATTCCTTGTTATTGAAATACAGGGAAGTTTTTCTCCTGCTTTCCATCCATTCTTATGATTAAATACTTTTGCCTTTTGATAACCATCAACATATGGAACTTTTACAATAAATGGCTTTGTGATTTTCTCTCCATCAATTTCAAGTTCTTCTTTATCGTAATTAATTTTTATGCTATTCATTCTTAACCTCTTAAACTAATAATCATCAACACAGCTATTGAAAAATATATTGGGAAGTTAGGATGCCTCTCTCTGAATGGTATCCTTATAACTTCATAATGCTTAATGCCAGATACTTTCATTTTCTTTATAGCTGATACCGCCTGTATAAATGTCTTGGCTTTCTCTTCTATGAATGGTTCATAGCTACGGATAATGTACTTATATGTTTTCTTCGCAATTGCTCTCACATCCTTGTATGTTACTTGCTTGGAATAGTTACCTTTTTGACTTAAATATTCTGTCATAACATTCTTTACATACACCCTGACGCCATCCAAAAAATACTTCAGCCTTGTTTCTGCAACCTATAACAAGGCAACGTTTCCGTATTATTTTATAAAGCGCTCCTCCGGTTTCATCATGTAAGCCAAATTCTTTTCTTAGGATGTTCTTACTTATTTGAACTGCTATACCAATTAAAATAAGTATCATTGATACATATACTATTGCTGTTACCATATAAATACCTCCTTGTTATGTTACTTGCTTGGAAATAATGTCACGTATTGTGGCATTATTAATCAAAAAAAATAGACTGTACAGTCTTTTCATAGTATTGAGCTAATTTAACCTTTACTGAATCTCTCGGTATTCTCTCGCCACATTCATACATTGATAATGCCGAATCACTTATTCCTACTGCATTTGCCACTTCTGACTGCGACTTAGTTCCACGCAACTTCACTAATCGGCTACCGATCTTTTTAGCATTCAAATTATCACTCCTTTCGTGCCACGTTCTGTGGCTTGGATATAATATATCACCTGCCACGAACTGTGTCAACACATTTTGTGGAATTTTTCTTGATTTTTCCACAAAACGTGTTATTATTAAACCATACTAAATAGAAGGAGTTGAAACAGATGGGTGATTTTCCTAATATATTCAAAAGAATAAGAGAGCAAAGTGGTTTAACACAACAACAGATGGCAGATAAACTCGGCATATCCCGAAGTGCTATTGGAATGTACGAAAAAGGAGAAAGAGAACCCAACTTTGAAACTCTTGAATTAATAGCAGATACTTTTAATGTAGATATGAATTTTCTTCTGGGTAAAAAACCAACAACAGAAGTTATCCCAGATACCTACTACCTTAATGATGATGCAAGAGATATGGCTCAGTTCTTATATGAGAACCCTGACTATAAAGTTCTCTTTGATGCATCACGCAAGGTTAAAAAAGAAGATATTCAGTTTGTAAAGGAGATGATTGACCGAATGTCTAACAACAACGATTAACAGTAAGAGGGTGAAAAGAAATTGGATACTAATATTGTATATGCTGATATGCCTGTGACAATTAAGGCATACACTATGCATTGTAATGATGATACTTATACAATAGTTCTAAACTCAAGACATTGTTTGGAACAGCTAATGAAAGCGTATCATCACGAGATGAAACACATTGAAAATGGAGATTACGACAAACAGTGCAAAGATGTTCAGGTAATTGAAATATTTGCACATAGAGAAGAGGGGGATATTTAATATGGATATATCTAAGGAACAATTCAAAAATATAAAAAAAGAAGGAGGGTTTTCAAGTTTTACATTTCTTACTACTGCAAAATATATAAATGGAACATCGTCTGCTGAAAAAACCTATTGTAGTATTGGACTATATAACGCAGGATTACTCCTCGACGTTACAGGTAATACAAAATCTTTATATAAAAGCGAGGAAATTACTAATGTATTTTTAGCAAATCCTTACATTGTAATAGAATTTATTGATGATAATTTCTGGGTTTTGTCTGCATCAGATAAAAAACTCAAAAAAATATATGATGGACTATTATATACCGGTGTTAATTCTGATATAAAAGATGTACATCAATTCTTAGAAAAAAATATAATTATAGATTCCAATGGTAATGATTTATCTAATAAAATAAAAATCTGTAATAATTGCGGTGATAAGTTACTAGTAAAAGCTGAAAAATGCCCTTATTGTGGAAAAAAGGATACCGGATTTTATATTGTAGATAAAAATGATACTGAAAAAATAAATACAATTATAGGAAATGTGCCACATCCCAAAAATGGCACTCCTATTTGGAATACAAAGAATCCCTCAATTACCAAAAAAGGACAGATTAAAGAAAAAGTAAAAGAAAACAAAGCTAATGGAATAGCTTGTTGTCCTAAATGTGGAAGTACCAGCATAAACTATTCCACTAAAAAATTAAGTTTGGGAAGAGCTCTTCTTGGAGGTGCTACATTTGGAAGTACTGGAGCAATTATAGGCGGACTTTCAAGCAAACAAGGTGTAGTTAAATGCTTAAATTGTGGATACAGTTGGAAATTATTATAATAGGAGGCTAACAATTATGAACACTAAAAGCAAATGGTACTTAAGCACTTGGTTTATTGCACTTTTATGTGCATGCTGGTTTCTTATTATTCCGCCTATAATCGGCATTATTCTTCTTATCATAAAAGCTGTAAATGATAAGAAACAAAAAGAACTATTCACACAAACATTCAATCAAAACAATCAACTATCGCAGGAATATTCTGAAATGATACAAACATGTGATGAGCTAGGTGTTACTGAATATATAGAAACAAAGAAAAAGATTGAACAAATAGAACAGGAATCAGCCGCAAAGATTGCTTCTGCTGAAAGCGAAGCAAAAGCTAACCTTGATTCTCTCAATGAAGAAATACAGAGTAATAATGTATTAATTGATAAATTGAGAACTGAAATTAATGAATTGCAACAACAGGATGATAAACTAAAAAAATCTCTTGCAACCCAGCAGCGTAAAATATCACGTTCCAAAGAATTGTATAAGAGTTTTGCTTATGCATTTGATAACTTTATAAATTTAGAAATTCCTTATAATAGTTGCATCTTAAGCACAAGTGATTTAGAAGATGCCGAAGAAATTGCTCCTTCAGTAATTCTTAAATTACATTGTATGGACATAAAGAGTCTGCGAAAAGCTTATAAAGATAATGAAAAGCTTATAGACAATCTTTTAAAGCAATATTCTGCCAGATATACAACCAAAGCTAATAAAGCTATCTACAACCTAATGGTAATAGCATTAAGAGCTGAACTACAGAATGTATTATATGCACTAAAATATGAAAAGCTAGATACTGCAATCGAACATGTAAAAGATATTTCTGCAAAATACCTTAAGATTGCTGGCGAAGGCAATCAGACTATTGCTGGTACTCTTACAAAGTTCATAGGCGAATTAGAATATCTCTTTATTAATGCTGTTAAAATTGAATATAATTACTATGTTAAACGTGAGCAAGCTAAGCAAGAACAGATGGCTCTTAAAGAACAAATGCGACAGGAAGCTGAAGAACGTAAAGCTCTTGAACGTGAAAAGAAACATATTCAACAGGAAGAAGAAAAGTTCAATACTGAAATTAGTAAGTTGCAAGATACTATGTTAAATACTACTGATGAATCAGAAATTGATAAACTCAAGGCAAGAATCCTTGAACTTCAATCTCAATTAGGTGAAGTAATTGTTAAAAAGGATGAAATAACTAACTTACAAAATGGTAAAGCCGGTACTGTTTATATAATAAGTAACTTAGGAGCTTTTGGTGAAGATGTATTTAAAGTAGGTATGACACGTAGGCTTGAACCTCAAGACAGAATTAATGAGCTCGGAAACGCCAGCGTTCCTTTTAAATTTGATGTACATAGCTTCATATTCTCTAAAGATGCTGTAGCTCTTGAAAATAAGATGCACGAAATACTTAATGATAGACGTGTAAATAAAGTTAATATGCGTAAGGAATTTTTCAAGATATCTATAGATGAGCTTGAAAAGATAGTTGATGAAATAGAACCAACGGCAGAATTTAACAAAACAATGGTAGCTGGCGAATATCGTCAATCTCTTTCTTCTGATTCTAACTATACTAACTCATACTCTCTTGATGATGATGATGAAGACGAATAATTATCGGCTTTGAACCAACATTTTATGTGCTGGAGATGTGGGAATGACTATTGACACTAATATACATTCAAGATACACTACTCTTGAACGTACTCTGGTGTCCTTCGGGCCCAGAGTCTTTTTACGTTTTGCCAACATTATGAAAACGTTCATAATATAACTTTTTTATAATATAATAGTATTATAAAATTTGATTTTATTA